GTTGTTGGTGTAGACCCTGCCGTATCGGGGGGGGAGGAAAGCGATGAAACCGGTATCATCGTGGACGGCATCGCAGCCAACGGGCACGGGTACACGCTGGCAGACTATACCATCAGAGGCAGCCCGCTTGAATGGGCGCGGGCGGTTGTCCGGGCGTTTCATGAATGGAAAGCGGACCGCGTGATTGGGGAAGTCAACAACGGCGGCGATCTCGTTGAAGCTAATCTCCGCACGGTTGACCGCAATATCCCGTTTAAATCAGTCCATGCCACCCGGGGGAAGGCGATCAGGGCGGAACCCATTGCAGCCCTCTATGAACAGGGGAAATGGCATCACCTGGGTGCATTCCCTCAGCTCGAGGATCAACTTTGTGAATGGATGCCAAACGAACCGAACCAGAAGAGCCCGGACCGGCTGGACGCTCACGTATGGGCAGCGGTTGAGTTGACGGGAAGAACAAGCAGCGTGATGATCGCAGGCGTAAAGAGAGATTGGTGATTATTATGACAGAGACATTACGACAGAGATTAGGGCGGGTGCTTGGTGGAATACCGACACCAACCGTCCCGGAACCACAGACCCGTGTTGTATCGGGCGGTACTGAGAAAAACCCGTGGGCACGTATGGGACTTCTATACACTGGCACCTGGGAAAACCCAATGAAAGTGCAGGTTGACCGGTGGAACGCCCTGAAAGCATGGCGCAATATCTATATGCGGGGCGGTCCGGTTGCAGAATGTATTGACGTTTACCCGCTGTTCGTCCTTACCAACGGATATGAGTTCGCTTGTGAAGAAGGATCAGAGAAACTCAAAGATAAAGTGCAGGAATGGGCAGACCAGCCGCACGTTGATCTTGACGCTATCATGTGGCAGGCGATCCTTGACGCTTGTATCTGCGGCACAGCGTTCCAGGAGATTGTGCCGGATAGCGGGTTGTATAATGTCTGGTCGGTCATACCCAGGGACGCGTCCTCGTTCTGGACGGATTATGATAGTTACGGCCGTATAATAAAATATCGGCAGATCACGTTTGAAAACGGCATGACAAAAACCATTCAAGACCTTGATCCGAAGATCATGCTCACCCTGACTATCTTCCCCGTGCCGGGCGAAGTGTTTGGGTTATCCCTCATCGGGCGTGCGTATGACGATATCATGCGGGACTTGGATATGATCGAGAGTATCACCAAGGCAATACACCGCCACGGCACCCCGAAACAACAGTGGGATATTGGCACTCCAGAATATCCGGCAACCGCAGGGGACCTGGATGCAACCACCCTGATGATTACCAAGATCCACGCGGATACGGATTTCGTAACGTCTGCCACGAAGATCAATATGCTCGACACATCCGGTATTACCGGGGCGCAGGAGTTCAGCAACATCACCCTGCAGCGGATGGCATCTGCCCTCGGCGTTCCTGAAGAGATGCTCGGATTGGGAGCAGGCCGGGGACTCGGAACCGCAGCCACATCAGGAGTACGACAACGGGCGTTTATGGACAAGATCAGCACCATCCAGGAGATAGTTGCACGCACGTTCTCCCGCAATGTCCTTGACCGTATCACCGGCGTTCCCGGGTCGGTCTGGATTGAGTTCAATGATCCAAGTCCGGATGATGAGGCAGCCAAAGCAACCTGGATCGCAGCACTCCGAAGCGGCATGGACCCCGATGCAATCTGCCCGGCAGACTGGGTGCGGGAGCAGTTCGGTATTCCCCCGGATGAAGATGCCGAGAAGATGGACGATCCCACCCGGAAGCAACCGCCCGATCAGACCGGGTTGCAGGCATGGCTGAACAAACAGAACCCAGACCCGAACGCGATGCCGAAAGATGCAACGAAGGGAGCAGCGCAGTAATGGTTCAACCGATTAGGAAAGATCCGAGCGGCAGCAAATCAGTCGAGAAGAAGTTCACCCGGCAACTCGTGGGACTGGTGAACGATTACCGGGGGGCACTGTTCGCATTCATTGAACGCAACCAGGGGCGGGCGCTGGAGATCTCCCACATCCCGATTGGCACCGGTACACTCATCACATCGATCCACCAGTTAGCGAGCATGACCATCATGCAGAGAGCGAATGCAGTAGCTGAGGCGGCGGCCGCGATGGCGTACGCACATGGCAGGGCATGGGCTGACAAGGCGCTCAGTACGAAAGGCGTATTCAATCCTGCCACAAAGGTCCAGAAACTCTTTTACCTGCCACCCGAACGGGCAGCGATTGAACGGATCGCCGCCCGGAACTTCATGGAGATCCAGGGCATGACGGACGAGCTCGCAAAGAGACTGTCGCGGTCCCTGGTAGACGGGTTTGAGAAAGGCGAGACGATGAACCAACTTATCCGGCGGGTAAGGGAAGAAACGGATTTCGGCAGGTATTCCGCGGAACGGATCGCCCGGACTGAAACCATGCGTGCGGTGAACGGTGCGGCAAAGGAACGGTACGAACAGAGCGGCGTCGAGCGTGTGGAATGGCTGGCTGCATGGGACGATCGGACCTGTGATGAATGCGAGTCCAAACACGGACAGATCTACGATATCGGAGATGCCCCGGACTTACCCGTGCATCCGAATTGCAGATGCTGTCTCTCACCCGTAATAGGAGGACAATCAGAATGACGAAAAAGAAAACATCAGATGAAACAAACCCAGAAGAAGCACCGCAGGATGAACCGTACAAACCGATGGCCGTGCCGGAACCGGATCCTATTGAACGACTGGCAGCACTTGAATTAAGAATGGCACAGATGGAGAAGGCAGTCACTCGACACAATCAATATCATTTCTCAAGTGTGACACACCCATGACCTTCAAACCTCCCTTTCCTGATGCCGCTAAGGAGTACGTCCGGCTGAACATTGATGAGAACAGATCAATCCTTGCATACAAGGTATCGCGATTGTTCGGGTATTCCTGCACCAAAGAGGGTGTGAAATGCCTGATAAGGAAAATAAAAAAAGAGACAGATAACCCAAAAAAGGAGGTTTGTGACCACTCCCGCCAACAAATTGACGGGCATCTATGGAGTTGCACCAACGGATTGTAGTCCCAATCCAGTATTATTGATATTACACAATTACATATTTCAGGTGAAGAAACATGAAAATCATGAGAACCAGCATCTTCCGCTTTGTTCTTTTGTAACTGTAATCAGGAATAGGCGTATGTACACTATAAATCTGTTGGTAGGAATTACGGCTGTATCCCACCAATGAATTGATGGGGATTAGCCTGCATGATCCTAACAAACCCGTTTCATCATCTGTCGGATATGCTTCCGGATACTAACATTCTTCTCACCCTTTAACCGGGCTTTCAGAACGTCGATAAGCGTTTTCTCGGTTATTACGAACCTTTTGCGGGTAATCCTCCCGACTTTTAACAGATACATTATTACCTATAAGCATATTTTTCCCCACACACTTATAGCTTTCCCGTAACAATAGTATACATGCCCATCACGGGTAACCCTAATCCTTCGCCCGATGCATCACTCAACACCGGAGGCTCCGAGCAGCAAGGGAGCACGGTCACTCTGCAGCACATCCGGGCGCTTGCTATTGCGTTCAACAACTCGCGTTTCTTCGAGCTGGAAAGTGGCGATCTTCTGATCCAGGATGTGCCGCTGCTCGCTGAAGGTGAATGGACAGATTCAGCACAGAAGACCCCGCTTCTCTATCCGGCAAAGACTCTCGAAGCGTACGCCGGGAACTGGCTCAAAAAGACCGGGTATAACCGTCATATGGGCGGTGTTCCCCGCGATGAGAGCAACCGGGTAAGCGAGGCAATCAACCCGCATTTTGATCATTTCGTTGATGAGGAGGGCACCACCCGCGCCGCTGTTCTCTCTGATCTCCTTGTCTATGGCAGCACCCCGAGCGGCAGGGCAATGCAGGAACTGATCAAGCGGAAGAATATCAAATTCGTCAGTGTCGAGCACGGGGGCGATGAAGTGGAGAACCCGCAGACCCGCCGTATGGAAGCCGCGTCTCTTGTTTTCAACGGTTTTGCCTTTGTGAACAAGGGTGCCTGCAAAGTATGCAGGATCAACGAGGCTCCAGCCGATGAGACAACCCCGGCAGACAAGCCGGTGGAGCAGGAAACTATGGCAGACACAAAAGAACTCGAAGCAATGTTCGCCGCACAGGGAGCCCAGATCAAAGAGCTCTCTGAGGCGATCAAGGCACAGAAACCCGCCGAGGTCAAGGTCGAGATCCCCAAGGAACTCGCAGAGGAGATCGCCGGACTTAAAGCAACCGTCAAGGAGCTTTCAGCCCGTCCGGCACCCACAGCCACGGCACCGGAACAGCCCAAAGAACTCGGCGCAGTGGAGCACTTCGCCGTATGGGACCAGAAGAATGGGACCGTAACAGGAGCCTGAAATGGCAGCAACAGTACCAGTCGGATTCGACCCCAAACCGATCCACCTCGGCCTGACCATGACGTTCACGGCTGCGACCAAAGTCCTTTCCGGGCAGATCGTATCGTTCGCAGCGACCGGTGTGAGCCGGTCCTGTATACCAGCAACCAGCTCAACCGGCGCACCCATCGGAGTCGCCGCAAATGAAATCGCCGCAGGAGCGATAGGCACGATCCTCATGCAGGGCTGTGTGTGCAAGATCGAGCTGTCCGCAGATGACGGGACCGCAGATGCAGGGGACTGGATCGGTGTGTCCACCGTTGCAGGCACCGGCATTGTCCGTGACGCCGCAATCCAGGCACACGACACCATTGTCGGTCTGCAGAACGCCATCGGTCTCGTACTCGACGATATCGCCGCCGGCGCTTCAACCGTTGGCGGGAAAGGCTACATCCTGATTCAGACATCCTGCCCGGTGTGTGCAGCGAGCTAAGGAGGAACGAAAAATGTCTTTTATCCACTCCCGCAGACTCTCCACCCTGCTCGCAATGGAGCGCATGGGTCCGAGCGAATTTAAGCGCAGCCTTGAGAAAACAATACCGGCCCTGTTCAGAGATACCACCGGACGGGAGCTCGCATACGCAGACGGAGATGGAAAAATCATCCCTGTCCGTGAACTGCTCCAGTCGGAAGCCCTGGCAGCAACCGGCCTGATACCAACCGAAGTATACGGGACCATCATTGAAGGCTCCGAGCCGGCAAAGTGTTTCCGTGACTTCCTCCCTATCTATCGAATGAATAGCGCAGTCCTCAAAGTACCGTATGGTGAAACCGGCACCTATGCGGGCAAAGTGACCGAAGGGTCCGAAATCCCAATCGAGACCCAGACCTATTCCGTGGCAACCTTCACCGCCTACAAGTACGCGGTGCGTCCCATGATCACCAAGGAAATGATGGCAGACGCCTCGTTTGACGCAGTTGCCGCCGAGGTTCGCAAGGCAGGGTGGCGTGTTGAGAATGCCCTCAACTATGCCGTTATGGAAGCATTCATTGCGGCAAGTGCAGGCGATGCATCCACCTATGACACGGACTGCGGGGGCTCCGGCGCAACTCCGCTTGCATTCGCCGGGAAAGCAATGGGTACCATGATCGGACGCGGGTTTACCCCGACCGACCTGATCACATGCCCTGTGTTTTATGGGGCCGTGATGCAGACATCTGCAGCCCTTGCGAACCAGGTGGGTGTCGACATGACCCGTGGCGGTCAGCTCGGCAAGTTGTTCGGGATGGATTCACATCTTCTCGGAACGACGCAATCAAACGCAGCCGCATCAACCTCATGGCTGTTTGCTGCTAACGGTAACCACGGCGCACTCCTGATCGACCGGAATGCAGCCGGCGGTATCGGAATGAGGGAAGATGTCAGCGTCGAACAGTTTTCTGACCCGGTCCGCGACCTTGTCGGTATGATCGTGAAAGGACGGTTCGATGCCCAGTCGTTCGTTGTCGGCGCCCAGCAGTGGGTCCAGTACTGAGCTGAGGGGGGAAACCCTCTCATGCTTTGTACTGTCGGAAATGAGGACCTGACCCGCACACAGGCACGGGATGATGCCGATGCCGCATACGATGAGGAATACCGGCTGACCCATATCATGAGCAGCCCGATTGAGCCGGGCACGGCTCCGCGAGAGATCGAATTGGGGCACGAATATGGCTTACTGCACGACGACTGACGTTTACCTGGAAGCCGGCACGAGTCTCGGCACAATCCAGATTAACGATATCACCAGCATGATCACCCGCAGTGATGCGGAGATCGCTGATATCCTTACCATCAAGGGCGTATCGGCACCAACGTCTTCATCGCTCTTAAAGACGGCCTCGATCGCTCTCACAATCGCCAAGATCAAGCGCAGGCAGTCGCAGGAACTCAGCCGGACTAACTCTGCATCAATCGGCGGCGATATCTCTTATTCAGTATCCCCCGAATCAGAGGCAGCGGCATACGAAGTGAAGGCCAAGACCGCAATCGACCAGTATGCACTCTCTCTTGGCGGTCGGTTTGGCGTCAGGCTCACCACCGGGGGCAGGTAATGGTCCTCCCGGCAGTGTTCCTGATCCATTCAGCAACCCTCGTTCACACTACCGTTATGGGCGTGGATGCATACGGTCAGCCCGGTCCGACAACCACGACCAGCACGACAGTATCGTGCCGGTTCGTCTCCCCGCGTGAATCCATGCGAATGGGCAACCGTTCCGTACCGTTCATTGCCAGCACACCTCGCGTCCTGTTGCCAGCCGGTACAGCCGTATCAGAAGGCGATACCCTGACCAGCACGGAGACCGGGTATGCCGAGACGTTCCGCATTAACAGCGTGAATATCTCATACGAGGCAGCCGTGAAGACCGTCTCGCACATCTCCTGCGATATCGTGGCGGTGGTCTGATTGATCGATACAGAAAAAGTGAGTAACGAAATGTGTTTGCTCCGTCACGAGATGGTTGATAAAAGGTGTGACGCCATTGAAGGCGAAGTGTCCGGGATGCGGGCAGACCTGAAAGAAGTCCGGGATTTACAGAAGACCATCCTGTATGCAATCATCGGCCTGTTTGCCGCGTCGATCCTGACACTGATCGGGGTTATTGCGGGCAGGGCGATTGATTTCGGAGTGTTCTTCCCATGAGCGGTTTCTCGTTCGATTTCTCTGCGCTTGATCAGTTCAGCCGCGACCTGGAGAAGATCGCACAGGGTATCGCCAGGAACGAACGGGCAGCCGTCCGGGCAGCCGGGCAGGCATACCAGCACGATGTTCAGGTCCTGGCACCCGTAGATCAAGGACCATATCGGGCGTCCATTAGGGTTGAACCAGGAGAGGATATGGGAAGGCCGGTGTCTTTGATTGGCACCCCCGCAGTACAAGCACGCCAGTTAGAATATGGGGGGATTATCCGGGCAAAGAACGGAAAATATCTCAAATTCAAAATTGACGGGCACTGGGTGCAAGTCGAACAGGTGATCCAACATCCTCATCCTCATTGGAGGCCGCCGTTCGACCAGAACAAAGAACATTACCGGGATATCATGATCGGAATGCTCGGCGGCAAACCCTATTCGGAGGGCGTATGAAAGATCCCGTGCTCGCTATTATCACCCGCCTGAAAGCCGATACGGCAGTCGCAGCGGTTGTCAGTACCCGCGTCTATCGCATGGCACTGCCGACGTCCCCCGTCTTCCCGGCAATCACCGTATCCCGGGTCAGCAACATCCGGGATCTGGTTGGGAACAACACCGGGAAGTATGCACAGACCCGTATCCAGTGCACGGCATGGGCTGCAACCGATGGCGTGGCCGATAGTCTTTCGGAACTCATCGCCGACAGCCTGAACGGAATTGCGAATACCCTCATATCACCCGGCACAGGGGTGATCCCGGTGTACTTCATCGGGTGCGACGATGCCGGCACCGTCCCGGACAGCAACATGGACGTTCCGGTGTTCATGTATCACCGGGATTTTCTGATTGATTACGCGTATGCGTAGGAGAAATTAAGACATGACTGAGCAGGCCCGCAGGGCAACCAAGATAATGGTCTTCAGCAACAC